GCGGCCAGAGACCCCATTCGTGCAGCCAACAAGTTGACATGGGCTACAGGCACCATCATGGGCCTGACGGCTATCAACATGATGCAGGATATCGAAGCTTGGATGGACATACCTGCACAGGATAAGATCGGGGGTATCCCTGTCCTAATCCCCGATCTGACCATCATCGACAGTACTGGGACTAAGAGGGTAGGCTACACCAACATCAGGTCGGATAACGTCCTGGCCCCTCTCCATGCCCTAGCCGTCGCTGTGGTGGAGAAGCAGATGACCGGGAAGGTATCGGAGGGACTGGTGAAGAAGACGCTGGAGTCACTTCCCAGTCTGCTTCAGGGTGGAGGGATGCAGGTTCCCCTCCTTGAGGCTTGGAACAAGTACGCATCGAACTACGACACGCGCTCGGACGCTACCATCTGGACCGGAATGAAAGTCCCACCGGAACTCGAGTTCAAAGGTCCCGCTTCTCAACGTCCAACGTCCATCCTTTTCAAGGAGTTGGGTGAATTGACAGGTATGTCTCCCGAGAGACTTGACCGAGCTTCCAGGAGCATGCTGCCAAATAATCCCTACTTGGGTGGGGTCAACGGTATCATGAAGATGGCACTTGATGTTCAAGATCCCTCCATTCGGTCTAAAGGCACGTGGGAGAAGCTAGCACAGAACGAGAACCTCTCCCGCATTATCAAGTTTACCCACCCTGCTCACAGAGAAGTGGACCAGATAGACCGCGCTGTCGAGAAGTACGGGGCCAAGGTTAAGCCGCTGTACGACACGGTAGATGCTTATGTTGTCAAGTTCGGACAGGGGGAAGTCACCAGTAAGGACTTTGGTGCGTGGATTTCGGCGCAGCCTCCCGAGCTTCAGAAGCAGCTTTCCGAGCGTTTCAAGCACGGCGCTACTATAGATAAGGCCATGAGGGAAGGCCATGCTTCCGAAGGCATACCGAGCAGGGTATGGTGGATGAAACTTGCCCACGAGCCCGCTGAGGTTCGTGCGGAGCTTTACCATGAAAAGTGGGTCAGCGCTGACGGTGAGGAGAGGAAACGACTCGATAAGATGGCCGGCACTCTCACTGCCCAGGGGATAGGCTTCGCGAGCGAGGACTTCAAGCGTTACTTTTCTCGCGCCCAGCAGAGATTCAAGGACGATCAGCGGTAGTTCACTCACCCTGGGTCCTCTCCAAAGGCAGCGCACGCCTTGAGGTATTCCTCATAGGACACCTCCTCGACTAGGGGGTCTCGCTCCTCCAGTGTGTGAGTTGTACCATCATCTTCGTACCAAGCGCAGCAGCTCTCGGGATGGACAAAGTATCGTCTTGTCATGATCTACTGTTCCATTTTGGAACGCTCCTGGAACCCCCAAATAGGGGTCAGCCAGTCTAGCGTTGTTGGGGGCCAGGCCAGCACTTCAGGAGTGGGCCCATACTTTGTAACATGAGTGTGGATGATGGTCTGCTCCTCTATGTCCTTCGGCTCCTCTTCCCGCTCCACCATCTTCTCAACCAGTACTGCAACCATGTGCTTCATCTCCTTCGACTGTTTCGCACCTGTCATCGTACATGCCTTGCACCAACTGGACAGCTTCCCCCCTTCCCGTACGTAGAACTCGGCCACAGGTGCTAGGTGTCTTCCCTTCGAGCAGAACGACATGCCCCTGGGATGTTGCTTCCTAGTCATTTCTTGGTACCCAGCCACTTGTACACCTTCTCCCCGCTCCGGGGGACGATATCTATGTCCACCAGCTTAGTCATCATCATCAACTCTTCGATGATCTTCAGGACCTGACCATCCACGTCCCGATGGAACTTACGCATTAGTTCACTCCTAGAGACGGTGCCCATGAGTTGGACATACTGCATTACCTTCTCAGTCACCGCGCTATACTTGGCCTGGCCGAGGCCCCCGAAGGTCTTCTGCATCTTCCGTTCGGTAGTCTTCAACACGCTGAGCGCACGGTCGTAGTCCCGCTTCGTCAAGGTCATCTCATCGCCTCTGGACGCGCTCATTATCATCATTAGCTTCCGCAGATGTGTCGCACGCCTCTCGGTGTACGAGGCAAACCGTGGGTCTTCGATGGGGTACTCTCCTTTCTTCGCCTTAGCATCTTCCCCCTCATACCAGGCTATGTAGGCGGCCTCTCCGTCCGCGTCGAAGGTGTAGGGCCCTACCAATTGGCTGATCTTTTCCAAGTCCCGTTGGAGGGCCTTCTGCAACTTCTTCTCATCCTCTGTCAGATCATGCTTGGCTACAGTCTTCCCTTTCGCTTCCTCCACCACAAAGATGACACGCGCAGTATAGCCCCCACCAACTGCTTCCTGGGGGAGGATCGACTGGAGCCAGTCCGGTGCAGTCCCGCCAAGGAAGTTGAAGCACACCCCTTGTAGGGAGTCCAGTCCACGACCGATAGTCTCGTATCGCCATAGATTCTTGCTATCGTACCAATCTGTTAGGTTAGCTAGGAACTTGGTGTCACTCTGTCCGAGGAACACGGAGAGCTCTTCGGAGAAACAGGTGAGGGAACAGTGGAACTTAACCACACCGTCGGGCGCCTGGAAGTTGGTGATCGACCGCTTCATGGCGTTGATCACTGCTTCCCTCGTCGCTGCTTCACTCGACAGGGACACGTTGGGCACTTCGTTCAAGATGTCCTTCGCAATGCCGATAGCGATACCCTTCCTCGATTTCCCAGAGGGACCAACGAGGACTATGTACATGTTAGGGTAAATCATCTCGAAGCCCCAGGACAGCCAAACCTTCCGCTGTAGGGCTCCGGCAATTACGCTAATGCCACACCAAGTGTGGTACGAGAGAGGCGGTTCGCTATTCTCTGTGTACTTGATGTATCCAGTTAGCCAATCGCTTAGCTCACGCCTCGACACCCAACACTTCCCGCAGCTCTCTGAGGAACTGCGCTGGGCTATCTCCGAGTACTACCTCCTGCATACCCAGTGGGTTGGTGTCCTGATGTGCGCCCCAGTTCCTACCAACTTTCATGTCTGTAGGGATCTTGAACCTCCGATTGTGGTACTCCATCTCCGGGGAGACTAGCTCGTACACGTGCTTCATTGTACCATAGAAGTTGTACTCCGGCAACAGCACCTTGTTGGGGAACTGCAGGAGGATGGAGTCGTGCACTTGGGCCATCAGGTCAGCATTCGTGGCGTCACTGGCGCAGATATACGGATCTTCGTAGATAGAGCACATGCCAGTGTTCAGCCCATCCACTTGCGTGGACTGAGGTATGCTGGCATAGGCCGCTTTGAAGAGGTCATTGCCCCACTGATCCATGAACTTCATCTTCCGCCCGAAGCAGTTGATCAGGGTGCGGTCCTTGTTCAGCTCCCGCTTCACCCATTCGTAGTACTTCCGAATGCCAGGGTACACCTGGTGATACCGCTCCACGCACCACTTGGCATACGACTCCAGGAGTTCCCACTCCGTAGCAAAGCGAATGTACCCCTCATCGTAGTTGAGGCCATGGTTAGCGTGCTTGCCAACCTGGCGCGCCCCATAGTTCCGGGGCAGCTTCATACTCAGCCGAGCCAAGTCAGGAACCTTCGCGCGCAGCCCTATGATGATCTCAGGGTCCCGTTCGTAGCCGACCACCTTGTTGTCCAGCAGTACTATCTCCTCCGGTACGTTGAACATCATGCTAGCGGTGTACAAGTGCGGATCACGCCCCTCCTCGATGACCTTCAGCATGTTCCCATCTTGGGAGAGGTAGGCCATGATGACCCACTCCGCTTGCCTCTTATCCACCTCGACGAAGAAGCAGTCGTCGTCAGCCCTTATGAACTTTTTGAATAGGGGATGTAGATTTTGAAGATTAAGCCCCGTCCCGAACACTGTTTCACTACTAGAGAGGCGCCCAAACTTCGTTCCCCTCGGATTCCAGCGACACCGGAGACGCCCGTCCGCATCGACGACCACCTCCAGGTACGAGGACTTGAGCTTGACGTAACTCCTGATCTCCTGTACAAGCTTAGCCTCCCGGAATCCCTTCCTCTTCGCAGTGGGCTTCGCAAGTCTCTGCATCGCTCCATCGTCAGTTGTAACCCCGCCCTCAGAGTTGAGGTATGGGGGGAGCCCCTTCTCAACGTAGAAGTATGCAGCCACCTGTTGGGGGCTGTTCGCGTTGATAGGACGACCAACGATCTTATTGAGTTCCTCCTGCTTCTCAGCGAGGGCTTTCTCGATCTCAACTTTTGCCACCTCCAGCATCGCCATGTCCACTGCCAGACCCCTGGTCTGCATGAAGATCAGGGGTTCGAACAGGCGCATAGTCATGTTGTACGCAGGCATGTAGCCATCCTGCAGCTCATGCCAGAACTCGTCGCGCGCCTGCAGTGTGCAACATGAGTCCAGAATGTTGTACTGCAGGAACTGCTCACTCATCACGTTCATAGCTTGGGGGAACCCAGGACCATGCCAGTGCTGCCGTTGACCCTCTTGACCAGCTCCTCTGCATCCCCCTCACAGGGCATCGTCATCCCGTTCTTCAACAGGATACCGAAGCGGCCGGGCGCCGCACTGGACTGCACGCTCACTATCTCATCTGGATTTATCCACACGTCGGTGTTTACTACGAGGGCTGCCTTTTCTCCTATTCTTGGGTCTTGCACTCTTGGCATGGCCAGCTTTACTTTGATCAGCATGTTTCTCTTTCAGGTTGGGTAGGGGGAACAACTCACTGGTGCAGCACCTCTCATCCTCATCCCCATAGGTGTGGCCTATCAGCAGGTACAGCTGGGGATACTTCTTCCTGCTGACGAGGCTGCCATCGCAGGGCAACTGCTCCCCTCCATCAGCATATATCCAGGGAGGATCGGACTGGACCCAGACGTCTCCGATCTTCATCTGTACCTCGATCGTCCTGCATAGGCCATTGGACTTAGTCTCCTTCCTCTTTGATAAGATTGGTTTAGGTTGTCTGCCTGAGTTCCCCAGAATACATGAGAAGGTCTTGGGCAGCTGGGGTTGTCACAGGTGTGAAGTGCCCGATAGTGTGGGGCTGGTCTAGGACCATGAAACAACTCACATATGATACTATGTACAGTTGCTCTTGGACCATAACTGTCTCCGATCACCATAGTCCCATAGCCCCAGTTTGTCTTGGAGCCTCTCCAATCCCAGCAGCCGTCTTGGACGACTATCCTCTGAAGGAGGAACTCCAAATTGCGCTGGTTAAGCATTTTCTTTTATGTTGTCGAAGGACACCATGTCCTTCCAGAACTCCTGCGCGCCACAGTGGATGCTGGCGATGAACTCGAGGGCTTTGGCCATATCGAAGTACATGATATGATGCCCTATCATCGTATCCTCCACGCTACCGCGTGTCACTATCCCGTACCGGAGGAACAGGAACCACAAGTCGAAGATGCCGTTCTGGACCACCTTGATCACGCTCACGTTCCCGAACACGTGCTTGCCGAGCGCCCGCATTATCTCCGCTTCCTCGTGGATGCTCCACAGTCGCTGGTCTGAGAAGGGGATGGAGATGCCGAAGTCCGGGCTGGCAGCCAGGGAAATACAGGACATTTCGTAGTTCAGCACCTCTATGTCGGTTGAGACTCTGCCAGAGCTCGCGAGTTCTTTGATATAGGCTACTACCTCTGAAGCGCTCGAGAAGTTGTACAGCATCTTCCTTACTGGCCGGACGAGGTCTGGTGTAGCTGAGAAAAGCTTGGCCTTCCTCAGATCGTGTGAGATATAGTACCGGCCCATGTAGGGGGATTTCCCCTTCCCAGGTCCGCCTTTCGTTCCCCCTTCCTTTTCCCCCCTGAAGAAGGTAGCAGATGGGTGTAGGGTTGGTAGGACCTTTCTTGTCCATAGTTCAGGTACTCCTTCTTCTATGTAGCCACGGTACATCGTGATCCGCTTCTTCCTGCGGGTGAGAGCAGCCATCGGCACGTTGCCGCTTGCTACTATGATGTTGGGCTTTATCTCATTCAGCTCCCTCCACAGATCGCGTACCCACTCCATGCCCGCTTCGGAGAAGTGGCCAGTCTTGGTATTGTAGTATGGGTCGATCTTGTTGTCCTTAGGCCTGATCTTCACCACGTTGGTCAGCCAGGTCTCTGCGCGCACCAAGCCAGCGGTGTGCATACACTGTTCCAGCACCCTACCAGCCGGGCCTACGAAGGGCCTCTTATACCTGTCCTCTTCGGCTCCGCCGGCCTCTCCGACGATAGCGATCTTGGCATCACTTGGCCCTTCCCCTGGTATCAGCCCTCCACTCGTGCCGTGGGTGAGGTTCATGGGCAGGTAGCTGCTCATTCTTCTGAGTCCTGTGCAGCGATCATAGCCCTGTTCTGGCCCTTCTCAAACTCCTTCATGTCCTTAGTTCCGGGAAGGTAGGGGCAGCCTCGAACAGCCGGGTTCCACGCCCCTTGCCAGTAGTTGGTATACCCCTTGTTAAAGGGGTCCATCTGGGCGTACTCCTCTGCCGTGGTAGGTCTAGCTCCCTCTGGGGGTTCGATCGAGTCCGATGTAGTGTCCATTGGCCTTAGGCTCCGGTGCTCCAGTGACGAGGTCTTCCATGAACAGGGTCATGGTCTTGGGGAAGTGCTCAACTGCCAGGAGTGCCACTACTTCCGCGTACAATCTGATCTCCTTCTGCGCGTCGTAAGGCATACGCAGGGCCAGGAACCCCAGCCATCCTCGCAGGTTAGCTGTAACGCGCATCCTGCTGTACCGGCCCACTGGCACTGGCAGACGAGCCAGCTCCTTCGGCACGCCAAGCTCTAGCCCCTCCTTGTATACGTTCTGAGCCCTGTTGTAGACTCTTTGAAGCTCATGAAGCCACTGCTCAGCGATCTCCGCGTCGATAACCTTGCCAGTGCCAGCAGCCTGCCTGTTCTTCGTGTTCGCTGCCTCCTGCGATCGCGCAACTACATCCTCCACTCGGGGTACGTAGTTCTCATCTGGAAGGGGAATGTAGCGCGCCGACATCTCGTTGTATCCAAAGGGCACCCGATGCCTCATCCATTCCCTGAAGACCATGATAGGGGCCTTGACCTCGAGTGTCATGCCAGGCATCTCGAAAGGGGTCATGTGCTTGTGCTTCCACAGGTACTTCAACAGGCGGTAGTCCTTATCCCACCCTTCAAAGCCCTTATCCGTAGACATGCGAGCGGCCTCGATGATTTGCTGCTCACTGCCCCAGTGCTCCACCAGCTGCACGTATCCGTGGTCAAGTACTTGTCTGATCATCTTCTTCCTCCGTTGGTGGTATGTACTTCTCTCCTAGGACCTTCTTCTTCTCCTCCTCCGACATTGGAGGACGTACTCCCTCCGGTGGAGGCCTGTTCTCCTTCTTCTCATCCAAATCTCTCGTATCTTCCTCCACCGCTAGCATGAACTTGTCCTTGTACTCCGAGGACATATCGTAGCCCCATCCCGGGAGTCCGAGCCGATAGCACGCGCGCAGCGTAACCCCACTTCCGAGGAAGGGGACAAATACGACAGAGCGTATGGATACGAGTGACTCCAGTAGGGACTCCATGAGAGCAATTGGCCTCTCAGTAGGATGATACTTCTTCTGGGCAGCAACTGGTGGAAAGTCAAACACATTAGCTCTCCCTGGCTTGAAAATCGCCGGAGTTCCTTTGCGAGCCAGGAAGAATGGTTCGTAAGCTCTTCCAAAATGGAAGTTGGGCTGCATGGTCTGCCCATGACGTTTGTTCCAAATACAAGGTATATCATCTACCAGCCACCCCGCCTCTCCAAGGGCGTGCTTGACCTGGGTGTGCCAGGTTGGTCCGTACCAGAAGACGAGCCAGCAGTGCTCTCCAGCCACGCGAAATAGCTCTTTACTGAGGCGAGATAGGAAGCCCTCATATGCCTCGGTAGGGATCTCGTTGTACGAGCGCACACTACTCGTAGCTTCCTCATTTCCTCGCTTCTGGTCCGTGAGGTCGATGCCATAGGGTGGGTCACACTCGATTAGGTTGATCATGCCCTTCGATTTCAGCTCTGCCATACCAGCGAAGGTGTCCAGTACGCGGTAGTTGGTGTCGGCGATCTTGAGCATCGTCTGCAGGCCTTTGTCGATCATCTTGTCCTGCGTGACACTGTCGTGCTGACGGCGCCGCAGTTCTCCGACGATGGCCTGTTCTTCCACTGCTTTCAGCAGTTTGAACGCCTGGTCTTGCGTGGGCTGCTGGGCCAGCTCAGGCATTATTTCTAGGGCGGCAGCGAGCTGCAGATCACGGCTCACACTTGCTGCGCCCCTATTCAGGAGCTGAGCAGTGCGGCGGCTAGACCACTCAATGTCCTTCTCCCGACAGAGCTTGTCGAGGCGCTTGATCAGGCGCGCACGCTCATCCCATTCTGGGTCCTTCCTCCAGACGTTCTCGATCAGCTCAATCTCTCGGAGGTCAATCTCCCCCTCGATCTCCCTGATCAGAGCGGGGATCGTTTGTAGCTCGGCCAGCTTACCTGCAGTGTACCGCCGGCACCCGGCCAGCAGTTCGTAGTACCCTCCCTCGAGTGGGGAGACAGTGATGGGCTGGATTACCCCCTTATCCTTGATCGACTCTGCAAGGTCAGCTATATCTCCAAGATCAACCCGGAACCTCTCCCCCACCTTGATCCGATCCATCCTTATCATCTTGAGTTTGTCCGCCACCTGTACCTCCAACTTGTGCTGTCAGTTTCGCTATGAGTGCATCGCGGTCAGCCTCGGACAGATTAGCCAGCAGCGCTTCAGTGCTGGTAGCCTTCTTCCGGGGAGTCTTCTCTGCGGCCTCCTTCGCTGCCTTCTTCTTAGCAGCTGGCCGTTCCACGAAGCGGTTGTGCCGCACCTGCCGCAGACGTTCGAGCAACTCCTCTTCCGTCTGCTCACTAATGGGTTTGACTAGATCAGCTAGCTTCATCATGTGTCCAGGAGTGTTCCATTTTGGAACGGTAGTGGTCCAACGCTACAGGGCTTGCCCGGTGAGGGTATACTGCCCCCCTGCAGCGCTGGATTTGGTTACTACGCCCGCTTACGCGGCTTGTTCGCTGCAGCAGATGCCGCGGACGACTGGTTGGCGCGCCCAGTTGCGCCGGCAATCCCCTCGGTGCTGAGCTTCGGCACCATCAGGTTGTTGTAGGCATCGCCGTTCTTGTTCGGCTCTCCGAGTTGCAGCTCGGCATCGGCGCTCTTCCCGATCATGTCGTCGGGGTCGAAGCCATCGTCGGTGTGCGGTACTCCGAACAACACCAGGAACCGCTTGACCAACAGGGACTTGAACTCGGACGCCTCTGCCGTGTCCTTCTCCCAAGGGAGGGACATGTAGTGGTTCACCGGCATCGCTTCGTCGTGGCCCTCGATGTTGCAGGTGATCTTGTACTGCGGGGACTTCTTCTCCCTGCTCTCCCCGTACTCGAAACCGGAGATCACAAGGCGATACCGCCCGTTGGGGACGCTGCTGCGCTCCTTCAGGTCGGACAGTTTCAGATTCAGAAAGCCCATCGTTGCTGTACTCCTTGGTTAGGATAGGATTGGATAGAATATGCTGATGATGATTGAGACAACTGCTAGTGCTACGTAAAAGGCTACGTGCCAACCTCCTTTCTCGTTACTCACTTGACTACTGTCAGGGCGCCTTGCTTGCGCGCCCAACTGTTGATTATGTCTCCCAGCCCCTGTCCTTCAACCGGCTGCTTCCAGTCGATCGTCACGTTCTCGAAGGGGTCAAGGTGCATGCTGGTCCTGTGGAACTGCTGCGTCCGATCGTTAGTCGTGCGGAGCAGGTACTGCTGCTTCCCATCCTTATCCGGCTCGGACACGATGGAGAAGATGTCGGAGAACATCAGGGGAATCTGCTGGCGCAGCCGACCAGTCATCATGGGGTTCTCCCAGACACGTTTGGTGATCTGATCTTGCCGAATGTCCAGGTGGCCGGTGAAGTAGATCCCCTTGCCTAACGAGGTCCACTCCCTCACAAGGTTCTTGAACGTAATCATCTGCGGCCCATAGTCATCCTCGTGAGGCCACTGGCCATACCTACCGTTCAGCGTCAGGACTCGATCCATGATGAGGTCTAACAGGGTAGTACAGGAGTCGATGCCCAACCAGTCGAACTGGTCGAAGTAATTGCGGGCCATCTTATCATTGAAGTCTGCCTCCCACTCCTCATACCGCACGCTCTTCATCTTCGTCTTAGGGATCGCCTTGTTCACTTCCTTGCTTAGGGAGTGGACGGTGAGGGGGATGGCGTCTGGCAAGAACTCCTCATACTCCACGTCATGCCCCCTCAACGTGAGGATGGCGTTAGGGTCAAACAGGTAGATGAACTTCTTCCCTGGCAGGGTCAGGAACTGGGAGGTCTTCCCGTGGCCCGTTGGGGCGAGGACCAAGATCTTGTGGGGACTTCGTCCCTTATACTCTTGCGCATTAGGCATGCATTTCCTCTCGCATTGTGTACTGTACCATGAAAATGGCTAGGCTGTCAACCTAGGTTGGGACGCCTGATACTCGAGGTCCTCGATCCGCTGGCGCGCTGCCATCAGCTCATCTTGCAGCTCTAGCCAATCCTTGAACAGGTCGATTAGCCCCGCGCGCGCTGCCCTGCCCCCTGTCAATGTCCACCAGGGTGAACAGCCAGTTCTCCTTATACTCCACCCTGTGGACGACAGCTGCCAGCTTGTCCGGATAGGGAGCCTGTTGAGTCATCGGGCTAGTGCTCATGTTTTTCCACTCCTTTCATGTTCAGGCGCTCGTTCAGGACCACCCCACTTGGGTCTGGTCCCCGTTTCTTCCTCGATCAGGTCGGCGACGCACTCTCGCATCAGATCCATGAACGCCCACTTACGCTTCTCGTTTAGCACGATCAAAGCCATCTTGATCGAGCCGAGGAGGGCTGCTCCTTCCATGGTGTCCTTCTTGGCGTAGTAGGCGTTCCAGTTCCCTTCTTCCTGCCGAAGGGCTAGTCTACCCACTTGGATACTTTCGGGAGGTATGGGCATTACGCTGCCTCCTGTTCGTCCAGCTGGCTGAGCTTGAGAATGTCGAAGGGATTCCACTCCTCCTCGATCATCCCCGGCGGTGGGTCGTACTGCTGCTCCGGGTTAGGGAACTGTGTGCAGACGTTGAAGTAGGCACATTTCCCATAGGGTCCGATGCAGGACTCTTGGTTGCGCCCGAAGACCGGCATGAACTTGGGACTCTCCGCTTTGCCTGCCGCGCGCAAGTCGTGCAGGATGGCTGTGTCCCGCTTGATCTCCTCCACCTCCCTGCGCGTGTCAAAGAGCCATTGGTCCATCTGGTCGGGCAGGTGCTCGACAGGGATGATGCGGAAGGCGTCGTGCACTTGCTTGTGGACTAGTGCTGCATCCACCCAGACCTGCTTGGTCTTCCCCCCTGTCTCGATGTTGTCGCTGTAGGAGTAGCCCATCACCTGACTGCTCATGATGAACCCTTCCACGTAGGTGGACTTGAAGCCCCCATCCTTCTTGTACTCTGTGGTACTCTTATGCTCGATAACGAGGCGCATGTTGTTGTAGATGATGCGCTTGTCCTTCCTTCCTGCATACCAGATGTTGGGCTGGTTAGGCCACAGCGGTACTGCGAAGGGAGCTTCCGCGGCCACCAGTTGCATGGATTGCAGGATCGGCGTGCGCTTCTGGATGTAGGGATACAGCATCTCATTGGCGACGCTAGGCAGGCGGGGATTCCACTTCTCCGCCATCTCCATGCTCATGTTCTCGTTTAGTGGCGCCCCCTCCCCAGTCCACGTCTCGTTGAAGGAGTGCATAGCCACTTGCACCAGTTCGGGAACCGAGACTTTTCCGTAGTGCTGCCAGACGACGTCCATAGCGGCGTGCCAGGATAGACCGAACACGAGTGGCGCAGCCATCCCCTCCAACCGCCAGTGCCTGACGTGCCGGTAGTAGTAGAGGCGCGGGCATTTCTTCTTCGCGGACAGCTTGGTGTTATCGTAGATCTCATGTGCTGCTTGGGGTGTTAGCTGTGTCATCTGCTTTCCTTATGTTAGTCTTTGATAGGTACATCCTGGCCATGATATCTGCATACTGCCCGGCAGCCTTGTGGGCGATAGCTACCTGGCCCCACACGTTGGAGAGGTCGGAGAAAGCTTGCGCGCGCACAGCTACCGTGGCATCCTGCTCGCCCCTGTGCCTCCCCTGCTTGAAGCCATCCTCGAAAGCTCCCTGCCTAACCCTAACGATCTCGAGGCGGGCTTCCTCTTCCTTCTTCCTCTTCTTCTCCAGCCTCCTGTCCGAGGCCATCGCCTTCCTGACTGACTCGTGGTAGCGTAGTCCTTTCATGTTCTTCACTGCCTCTTTCCTTGCTTCCCTTCTCCGACGCTCGCTCATCATCTTGTTCCTCCTGTGCGAATAGAATTGTTCGTTCCAGATACTCACCACCAGCCAGCGCGCGCTCCATCGTCTTCGCGCGAAACAGCAGGAGGTTGAGTCTACCGTGCTTGTGCGCGAAGTAGCCGCACGCCACACTGTTCAGCGTGGTTAGGCTTGTCAACAGGATCTTATCATCCCGGTGACTCCCTTCCATCGCTTTGTAGATCTCCCTGTACATGTTGCTGGTGTTGTACCTCGGTATGCTCCCCTCGGTGCAGTACACCAGCTCTCCATACTTCTTGGCAGCACTATAGTCGTGCCCGCCTCTGTTGGTTACATAGACCTTCGCCATCTACTTCTCCTTGTTAACCTTGGGCCACTTGCTGTAGCACGCTTTCAGTGCTGGCAGTGTAGTGACGGTCATGATAGGGTCACAGTGCTGCCATCTGTCATAGATACAGGCCCAGACAGCCCAGCCCCAGATCGTGGGCTGACCTAAGCCAGCGAGTAGGACCCTTCTAGCAACGTGCGGCTTCACCTGTTGATCCAGTTGAATACCCTCCTCAGCATGTAGCTCCTCACCAACGATACCACTGTCATGAACCCCGCTATAACCAGGTTCTCAGACACGCTCACTTGTATCTCGAGCAAGGGGAACACCACCATCTGAGCGGCAACTCCAATACTGTAGCCCACCACGACGTTAGTGATGCTCTCCAACAGGGAGTATCGTCTAGCTTGAGGCATGACGTGGAAAGTCCCCACCCTGCAGCGCGAGGAGGAGTGGACACCGGCGAAGGTGTCCGCAGGGTGGGGGGTTGTGGACTACTGTTCCAAATTGGAACAGAAGTGGTCGGTCAGCGACCGCTACGCGCGGCAGGCGGCGCCTGCTTGGCTCCTGCGGCCGGAGTGGCTCCACCGGCCTTGACCTGCGCGGTGAGCTTCTTGAGCAGCTCGGCGCGCTCGGAGTCCGTCATGCGAGAGACGGTGTCCTCGACGCGCTCGGCAGCGGTGCGCCGGATCGTGGTGATCACGCTCGGCTTCCACTCGGAGACGGCCTTGTTCAGCTTCTCCTGGGAGAAGTCCTTGCTCTCGATGTGCCGGCGCATGAGGGCCTGCAAGTCGATGACCAGGGCGGAGTGGGCGCGGGAGGCGATCACTTCTTCCCCGAACTTGGCGACTAAACCCTTCAGCGAGGGGCTGTCGGAACCACCGTCACCGAAGTCGAACGTGACCTTGACCGGAGTGGGCTTCTCTTTCGTACGGGCGGCTACTTCCATTTGTAGATCTCCTGTGCCCCGAAGGGCGTTGGTTGAAAAGAACGTTCACTTACACTACTGAAATGCCATGATACATGAACAATTACGAGTTGTCCATGTCTTTTTGGACTCCCATCCTCATCTGGTATGTCCGCTCAGCCAGCTCGAGGACCTTGCTCCAACTCCACATGTTGGTAGGGAGGCTGATGCAGGTCTCGATCAGGGCGGCCTCCTTGCTGGGATTCCCCTTAGCCCAGGAGACAGCGTCGCTGTGTATCTCTGCCATCGCGCATAGCTCGGAGAAGGAGGGGACCTCCGCCTCTGGCTCCTCCTCTGGCTCAGGGGCGCTCTGCGTTAGAGTCTCCATGACCTCTGGTGTCTCCGCCTTCTGCTCAGCCTCCAGGATGGCCTTGCTGATATCCTCCATCCGATCGTCTGAGGTCTCGTCAGGTGGGCCTGG